CCCTGACTTCCTCAGGAAGAGAGCCGACAGGCACTTCGTTGCCGCTGACAGGATCGACGTTCATGCCTCCTTCTTGGAAGCCTGGGATGCTATTTCTGCGTTTGAGCATGTTGTATCTCTTCCTTCAAATACTTAAGCTGCTTGAGAGCTTGAATAAAGCCTTGTGCTCTGTAGATGTCAACAGGCTCATGACTTTGTTCCATCTTCTTATGTTGCAGACTAATGGAATAGTTCAACATGTCGTCAAACGCTTCCCACATCTGCGTATCAGTCATACGTGTTAGCTTCTTAAGCCACGGCTTTTCTGGTGTTGTCACTGAGGTGCTCCCATTGTGGGAGACGCAGGAGCAGCGCTAAAGCCTTGTTCACCCGGTGTAGCAGCAGCACCAACACCAATGTTGCCACCACCCCCACCTGTCATGTCAGACGGCGGAGGAGCGCCACCACCCGCTGCTGGAGCCTGTTGAGCCGACGGTGCAGGCGGGTTCATCTTCTGAAGAATAAAGGCTTGCTTAGCCGCCTCGTCCATGTTGTTAGACACCAAGTCAGGGTCCAAATCCATAGCTTTAGCAATTTCTCTGACGATGTAGGGGAACTTGGCAAAGGGAGCAAGGATGGGGTTCTGCACCACTTGCAAGAACTGAAGCAGACGTTGACTTCTGACCTCATTAGCTAGAAGCGATTCCGTTCCCCGTGCCTTCACCTCAAGATCACCAACAATATCCGGCGTAGGGTCAAACTGCATGTTGAAGGCGAAGAAGGACTCACCCAACGGACGCAGCAGATAGTCATCAACGTTCTTAATCACTGTCTTGATGCTGCCACTTGCAGCAGACATCAACATAGAGATGCCAGAGGCTGTTCTACCAACACCAGAGACACCAGTTTGTCCGTGTGCAAACGAAGGCAATCCTGTTGACTCATCAGCTAAAACACGAGCCTTATCAAACAGTTGCAGGTTTTGAGCAGCTACGTTAGGAAACTGTGTTCCGAAGATGGCTTGACCTGGAGCACCGCCTTGACGACGGAACACCTTACCTGGATATACAGTGAGGTCTTGGCCGGGCACAAGGTTGGTCTCGTCCACCTCCAGCACCAGATTGCCAGACAGCACAGCATTGTCCACAGCCAACCTCATGAAGCCATTCATCAGCGTCTGACTATCGTCCATGTTCTCAGCAACACCAACGCCAAAGAACGAGTATGGATTGAGTTCATATGGCACAGCATAGTAGGGAATGCGGGCAGGCTTGAACGGATTGATGACAAGCCTGATCACCTTGCCTTGGCTATACCAGATGTTGGCTTGAACTTCGACAGCGTCCTTCAATTCCTTGGGAACATCAATGTCGTTCTCTTCCAACATCTCAACATCAACAGAGCCCCAAAACTCCAACACTTCCCATCGTTCCACTTCAGCAACGGGAGAATAGTCATTGAGATCGTCTTCCCACCATTCTTTGATGTAATTAGGCCCTTCGTTAATGAGGTTGTCAATGACTTTGTTACGGAACATTGGACGCTTCTTTAGAGCTAACAACTGAGACTTACTCAGCTTGTGACGCTCGATAAAGTAGCCGCATTCGTCCATGTTGGTAGCATCTGGATCAGGATAGCTATTGAATATGCTGACATGAGACGTCTGCGGCATGGTTTTGATGATGGGTTCATAGCCACCATCAGTGTTCCACTTGGGATATTCTTTGTCTACAGCAAAGGGGCCTTTCATAACACCTGTACCAAACAGCGCCATTTCAAACGCTGTAGCACGCAGATGCTTGCTGGCACCGCTCTCCTCAAGCTGGTCCTTAATCTTCTTCTCCATCTTCTTAGCCGCTACCATTGCAGGGCTGAAGGTGATGGAGGTTGGTGTCTGTCCTGCCCCTTCCTTGACATCCAAGCCCTCAAGCGATTGCTTCAGAGGACCAAGACGCTCCATAAGGCTCTGTGGGGTTGCACCAGGAGGAAGCTCTTTGCCGTCTCCCTTATAGCCAAACAGAGCCCCTAAATCGGGCTCAGGAGCGCTTTGTTGGCCTTGTGCAGCCTGGGGGTTGGTGTCAATGTGAACGTGCTCTGCAACGCCTTCTGGCAGCGTTGTAGGCTCTACAGACAATGGGAAGCTGTTGTTAGCCAGCAGCACCTCGGTGATTTGTCCGTATGCTGCCAGAGTCTTTACCTTCGTAATCTTGAGGAAGACACGGCTCTTCTCTGCTTCAGTGAACTTGGTGTCAGGACCATAGATGCCTCTGTAGTTGGTATAGGCACGCAACCAACGCTCTTCATCAAAGCGACGAGCCGTCTTAGAACGCTGAAAGCGCTCTTCAATGTGACGGGCCAGCGTTGTAGGCTTGAATGTGTCCTGAACAGCATCAGTGCTGTCAGGCAAGCCAATGGCTTTGTCGTCAGTGAAGGGTGTGTCGATGTTTTTTGCCATAGTGTCCTAGTATCCAAAAACTTTCGATGCTGGAGCGAAGCCGCTCTGCCCCGATGTATTAGTGTCAAAGATGTTTTTACTCCTCGGTCTTGACATTACACCATATCTCAATGCGTCATATCCGTGATCAAAGTTGATGTTGGTGTCAATGTCCTCTGGATTCTTCTTATCTAGAGGTATTGTTGGTAGTTCAGCAATAGTTTTAACACAGTTGCTGAAAAAGACAATACGCGGACGCTCTGTGAAGGAATCTATCTGAAGACGTCTATGTATTTCGTTCTTACCAGACACTCTACTACCAGCACTTCTGTCAGAAGGACGCCAACGACACCCCTTCATTATCATTCTTTCAGCAATGGAAGGGCCTGTGTCGCCTCTTTTATGCCATGTAGAGCTGTCTAGAACACCATAACGTATCTTTTCACCGTCTTCAGCGTTCAACACCATCTCTGCCAAGTCTTCTGCAAGCACTTTAGTGACATATAGCTCTCTATATACCACTAATGACTCATCTGGGGCTACAGCAAACCACAAAACAGCAGACCAGCTTCCATATCCGTAGTCACAGGCTCTAAATCTAGGCCAATCATGAGGAATGTCATAGGAATCAACGACATGAACGCTTCTCTTAAACTCAGGAAACGCGGCACCTTCAGCAACATCCCAGTCACCATCAAGAAGTTGACGACGTTGTTGCTCCGGAAGCGACAACAACATGGTTTCGTAGTCGCCTGAGGCAGCAAGATAGGGGTTGTCAGAGAGTCTTGAAGGGATGAAACGCCGCTTAAACAACGGCAGACCTTCTTTGCTGTGTCCTTTGGGGTAACGTAACACTTCACCAGTGTCAATGTCTGTTGCCCAGAAGGCTTGACCAGGTGGTGCAGGGTCAATGAACATCTTCTTAACCCACCCATGACCAGCATTGCCTGGGTTAGTCGTTGCTCTCATGTAAACAGGCAGGTCAGACGCTGCTGTTCTGAGGCGAGAACGCATATAGTTCCACGCAAAAGGCGTAGACCATTGGCTGAGTTCGTCAAAACCAACCCAAACGAAGCTCAAACCCTGATATCTAAGAACGTCTTCGTCTCTATCGAGGTATGACATCCACAATCTGCCACCACTTGGCGACACCCATTGCATCTTTCTCTCACTCCAAACAATACCTGGAATGATTTTTGGGTAGAGTTCTTGGCTTTTCCAGATGAGTTCTCTTAGTTCTTCTGTTGTATGACGCAACAGAAGCCCTGAAAACTGCGGATGAGAGATGTAACGTAATGGGTCAGCTAAGATTGCGTAACTTTTTCCCGAGGCGCACTATTGTTCTTTCACATAAAACCACGTATCGAAGCTCTTGGCTTTGAGTCTATAGACAACCAACTGCCTAGATATGCTCAACTGCCTTGCTGCTTCCCTAACGCCGTAGTAAATAACACCATCTATTGATACCTTTTTACACTTCTGAGACTTAATCATTTTTTCTTTAATCTCAGGGTTCAATATAGGATTGTTTTTACTGCCTTTTCTCCATACATTAGGATGTTTGTCAACAACATCTTTGTTTTTCATCGGATTTTGATCTTTTAGGACATTCGCAAATACCCCACCGACGCTGATGTTGTACATCTTTTCTTTGTCCAAGGTGTCTAAGTTAGCTAATTCTTGCTCTCTTGCTAAAGCATCTTCCACACACTCAAACAACTCAAACTCAAAAACAAAAGAATCTATTCCGTATTTTCTAAGAGCAGCACCAAATGGATACTTGCTGGTTCGGTGTTCTTTCATTCTTCGTTTGAAATTGTTGGTGATACCAACATAGACTTTTCCAGACGGAGATGTGGCTTTATATAGGCAATACTGTGTCATGTATGCTCCTTCAGCTTATAGCTGGTTAGTGCGCCTCGGACTATATCTTCACCCTTTACAGGGGCTTCGCGCTTCCACCTTTCGGTGTACTCCCTTACGGGATAGTCTCTGAACCTTCAAGTCAATGACTTGCTTGGCTGCTGATAGTTTCTGGTGATCGTTTTTCTAGCATTCGCACCTACCGTCGCCGGTTATGCTGTAGCACGGTCACGTTACAAAACGTTCCAGCAATTCACGAAGTTTATTTTGACATTGTTACCAATGAAAGGTGGCAAGAGAAAGGCCTTGACCTCTACCACCGGCAGCTCCTCCGAAGAGAACTTCCCTTTCAGGTGCTGCTAAAAATGCCGTTTGTGGTCCTGGATTTGGCTGAAAAACGATGTTTTCGTTTTGCATCTCCTCCGGTATGCTCACTTTGTAGTTCTGCATCCCAGTCTCTACTAATTTCGGTGTAGATTCCGGTTTCGAAGAACTCTGTCTTTTCTGTCTTCCCGAGTCTTTCTTCGTACTCTTTGGCCTTCTTGAGGGCTTCTTTGTACTTTCTTGCAAGGGCTCTATAAAACTTATAGCGCTTTCTTGCGTCAATTTCTGTGTTGATTCTGTGTCTAAGTCCATTAGCAGATATGCTCCTTCCGGTTTCTTTAGACAGCCACGCTGCTACATTTCTGTAAGAATATCGTTTTACATACTCCTTTGCAAGCTCAAGCGCATCCAACTCTTTAGTGATTGGCTGTAGAAGTGAGGGGTCTTCATCATCGATTCTATAACCAAAAGGAACAACGTTGCTTTGAACAATTCTGGGAATAGCCACATAACGTTCATATCGTATCGGTTGTGGAAGAATCCAAGCGCCTAAATCTCTATCATTTGATGCCACAGCAAATGCTTATCCATTGTCCTTCGGAGGCAACACCATCACACCAGAGGGCGCTGTCACTTCCACCTTCTCTGTCTTCACAACACCAGCCCTGTCAAGCATGTCCTGAGCAGCTTTGAGCTTCTCTCTCATGCCTAGCTGTGTAGGATCATCAATGCCGCCAATGACAGCCATAGCCGCCTTCGGTGCGTGCATAGCAATGTACATTTGCGTTGCTTCAATGACTTCCTCTTTCAATCCAGACATCAATGCCTTAGTTGGATAGTTCTCGCTGTAACCAGCCAAGATTTTAGCCTTTGCAGGGTTGCCACCAGCTTCGGTGAACAACACCTCAATGAACTTGCGTTGCTGTTCTGTTAGCTCTCTTTTGCTCATATACTGTTTTTGTCCTCTTCACATTTGAAACCAACTTGAGTGTATATGCCTTTAACAGCTAAATACTCATACACTTGTTTAGCATCAACAGCCGTTGCTTCCAAACATTGCTCCATTGTTTGGTAGGTTTTGTTATCGGTTCGTTTCATCAACTCACACTTATCTGTACCTAAAACACAAACAAGAAGCAATGATGTAAACATTCTACAACCTTTCTGCGAAGTATTCGCGTACTCTAACACTCACTGTTACTATGTCAGCAATGGAAGCTAATCCAGTGATCTTGTCGTTCTTGTCCAAGTACAACGAATTGGTTAGCTGCAAAAGGCTGTTTGGCTTCAACTCAACATCGTTAGCAATGGCATATGATGTTGTCGTTGTTGCCTGATACCAATTCAAATCAAATTTGACAACACTGTTGCTGGTGTTGACAATGACAATGCTTTCAACATCAGCTTTGAAGGCAGCAGGGACGACATAGACATCAGCAACACTGCCTGTCAACACCTTGCCTACACTTCTATTCTTGTTTCCGTTGGTCATGTCAAGTCCCAGAATGAGAATGTTGCTATTGCTGATTGATTGCCGCTAAGAGTGCGTGCAGCAATGGTGTAGATGTCGCTGACACCCGCCAACGTCCTACCAAACTGCATATCAAAATTGTAGTCTTGGTTGTTACTAACAGCAGCAGACACTTGGTTAGACTCTTGTGTGTAGAGGCTGTCAACAACAGTGCCACCACTAATGGCCGTAGCAGACACATCAAATTCAACGTTGTCAGACGTCGTCTGAGCCCAGCTTGCTCCTGTTAGCGTAGCGTTCTTCACAAGCTGTATTTCAAACGTTGTAGACGATGACGCAATAGGCAACACTCTGTAGCCGTCTGGAAGGACAACAGCATCAAGCCTGCTGGGGTCAAGACGCAACGACACCAAAGGCACCAATGTTGTACTCACTGTACCCGTCGAAGACATCCTAGCTGTCTGTAAAATTGTCTTACGCTCATATCCACCTTCACTGATGACGGTGGAGCAAATCTGCTTCATTGTCCTGCTGCCAGCTAAAGCGCCTGTGTTAGTGATTTCATATCGAATAGGCAACACAGCCGTTGTCATGTAGACAAGTGCAAGATTGTTAGCGTTGTTGAACGTGTGGCAGACAATGAACAAGCCGTTGATAACAAAGCCAGTGCGTACGCTACCAACACCGAGCCACTCAAAATCTTGCCAGAATATCTGCGACTTTGTAACGTCAATGGTGAGCCCTGATGGACCTGTGCCATCGAGCTTGTCGCCGTTCCAACTTGCCTGTGCTACAGCGTTATTGACAACACTACCACTGGTGTAGGTGCGTCTAACAATGTTTAATGTAATGCCGCTGCGTTCAAAATAGACACCGTTCTGTGTGCTGAAATAGCCAACACGACAACGCATGTTAGCTTCTGCTGTAGGCATGACAAAGGTGTTCATCACTAGCAAAGACTTACCAGGCTGATATGAAAAC